AAATCAAGTACATTTAAAAAATTAATAAAGGAAGCTGTAAAAGAAGCTATACAAGAAGAGCTTAAGGAAATTTTATTAGAAGCGGTAAAATCCCCTAAAGTATCTTCTCCTCAACCAATCCAAGAAAATAGAACTATTACTTCTACTACTCCACCACCTGTATCACAAGCAGATAAAAGACAATCTTATTTGGATATTATAGGAGAAACCGCTTTAAACCTTACAAGTAAAGATGTACAAAAATTTAACCCTCAAGGTTCAATAGATACAACTTCCCCAAATGGACAATTACCTGGGGGAGAAGTAGGAATGGATCAAATAATGAATTTAATGACTAGTAGTTAATGGCTTTTGATGCTCAACAAATATATCCAATTGACTTTGATAAAAGTGCTGCTGTAGGAGTAGATATACCTTTTAATTCCCCATCTGTATTTAGATCCAATTATACAACAAGGGCGGCTATTAAAAACAATTTAATAAATTATTTCCTAACAAACCCAGGAGAGAGGCCACTTAATCCAAGTTTTGGAGGGGGATTAAGAGCATTTATTTTTGAACAAATTACAACAGGTAATTTAGATTTTTTAAAAGAAAGAATTACAAATGATTTAGGGAGATATTTCCCAAATGTAGCGGTAGGTAGTTTAAAAATATTTGAACAGATTGATTCAAATACAATAACCGTAGTATTAACATATAATGTTATAAACACTAATATTAGTGATACATTAGAAATAGACTTTTCATAATGGCTGTAGATAGAGACGTTAAATATTTAAATAGAGATTTTTCAGATATTAGATCTAGGTTAATTGAATTTTCCAAAACTTACTTCCCTAATACTTACAATGATTTTTCCCCAACATCACCAGGAATGATGTTTATGGAGCAAGCAGCTTATGTAGGTGATGTAATGTCTTTTTATTTGGATAATCAATTACAAGAAACATTCACCCAGTTTGCAAGGCAAACAAATAATTTATATGAGTTAGCTTATATGTTTGGTTACAAACCTAAAGCAACAGGAGCGGCTCAAGCTACAATAGAACTTTACCAACAAGTACCTTCAAAATTATCAGGTACTACTTATGTTCCTGATTGGGATTATACTTTAACTGTAGGAGAAAATAGTACTATAGCTTCTTCTTTTTCATCAGACACTACTTTTTTAATGGAAGATAAATGTGATTTTTCTTATTCAAGTTCTCTAGATCCTACCGAAATATCAGTTTATCAAATAGCAGGATCAACACCTCAATATTTCCTATTAAAAAAATCAAGAAATTCAATATCAGCTACAATAAACACTCAAACTTTTTCATTTGGCACACCAGAACAATTCTCAACAATTGACATATCCGCAGATAATATAATAGGTATTTTAGATATAATAGATTCAGATGGTAATGAATGGTATGAGGTAGATTATTTAGCCCAAGAGATGGTTTATAATAACATAAAAAACACCAATATAAATGATCCTAACGTAACAGATGAAAATGATGTTCCTTATCTTTTAAAACTAAAAAAAATACAAAGACGTTTTGCTACCCGTTTAACATCAGAAAATAATCTACAAATTCAATTTGGAGCTGGTAATCCAAATGATGTAGATGAAGAAATCACTCCTAACCCTGATAATGTAGGTATAGGTTTACCATTTGAGAAAAACAAACTTACAACAGCATATTCACCAACAAACTTTTTATTTACAAATACCTATGGTATATCACCTTCAAGTACAACATTAACAGTAAGATATCTAACAGGTGGAGGAGTAGGATCTAATGTAGCATCTGGGGATTTAACAACATTAAATACTACCAATACTAAATTTAATAATATAAATTTAAATGCTACAACAGCAAATTATGTATTTGGTTCCATAGCAGTGACTAATCCTGATGCTGCTGATGGTGGTCGAGCAGGCGACACAACAGAAGAATTAAGACAAAACACTATATCACAAATAGCTTCACAACAAAGATCAGTTACATTAGATGATTATATAGTTAGGGCTTTAAGTATGCCCCCGGATTATGGGGTAATATCTAAAGCGTATATTGAAAAACCCCAATTAAATGACCAACAAGTTTCAACTATAGAAACTTTAAATTTATGGGTTTTATCCCAAAATAGTGAGGGGCAACTTGCAACTCCAACCCAAACATTAAAAAATAACTTAAGAACATACCTTTCTCAATATAGAATGATAGGGGATAATATTGAAATTAGAGATGCTTTTGTAATAAACATAGGTATAGATTTTGAAATTATAGTATTACCTAACTACACAAATAGTCAAGTAATATTAGCTTGCATAGATTCTTTACAAGAATATTTTGAAGTAAGTAAATGGCAAATGAATCAACCTATATTAATTAGAGATTTATATGTTATATTAGATAAAATAACAGGGGTACAAACCGTTAAAAATATTTTATTTTCAAATAAAGCAGGAACTTCAACAGGATATTCACAATATGCTTATGATATAGATGGGGCAACCCAAAATATGGTAATTTACCCCTCATTAGACCCAAGCATATTTGAAATAAAATACCCTACCATAGATATTAAAGGTAGAGTAGTACCATTATAAAATTAGACCATGGCAGTTTACAAATTATTTCCATATAAAGATACAACACTATATTCATATTGGCCTAGTATGAATACAGGGATAGATGCTATAACCCAAATTTCAAACCTAAATTCATCTACAGATACTACTCCTCAAGTAGCAAGATTCTTATCAGAATTTGTACAATCAGAAATAGAAGATGTTATTGATAATAAAATTGGAACAAATATTTGGGACGTTAATTTCAAATCTTACATAGCAACGGCTCAGGGAGTAGTAGAGTCAACTGACCTTTCAGTTTACCCTGTAGCTCAATATTGGTATAATGGAACAGGAACATATTTAGATACTCCTACCGTTACTGATGGTGCCTCTTGGTATAATGCATATGTCTCAGGATCATCTCAATGGTCTTCAAGTGGATTAGATTTATATAATAATAAAGTAACAGGATCATGGGATGATACTTATATTAGTTCTGGTGGTGGAAGTTGGCTATATGAAACAGGAAGTACAAGTTTAAAGGTAACTCAATCATTTGATACTAGAAGTGATAAAGATTTAAATGTAGGAGTAAAAGAAGTAGTATCACGTTGGTATAGTGGTTCTATGGATAATAATGGTTTTATAGTTAAATGGGAAGATTCGGTTGAATTTAATACTGATACTCAAATCCAACCTGTAATGCAATTTTACAGTGTTGATACTAACACAATATATCCCCCACAATTAGAGTTTAAATGGAAAGATTTTATAAATTGTTTAACTGGATCAGCTACAGCAAGTATAGTTGAAACAACTAACATAGTATCTTCTTTAGCAGAAAACCCAGGGGTATTTACCCCACGAAGTATTAATAGATTTAGATTCAATGTAGCAGCCAAATACCCAGTTAGAACATGGACTACAGCATCTCAATTTACAGGGACAAATTATTTACCAACTGCTTCATATTATGCCATAAAAGATTTGGATACTAATGAATTTGTTGTAGATTACGATACAACGTATACACAATTAAGTTCTGATTCTAATGGAAATTATTTTGATGTTTATATGAATGGATTAGAACCTGAAAGATATTATAAAGTTTGTATTAAAACTACAATAAATAATTCAACAATAGTCTTAGATGATAATTATTATTTTAAAGTTGTAAATGGATTTTAATGGCACAGAATATAAAATTAAATAAGGAAGTCTTTAATAAGAAGGATTATAAAAAAACTATAAACACTTCTTTCACCCAGCTAGGGGTAAAAACAGTTCAAGAACAATTAGATGAACAACCAACAGTTCAAGAATTTTTTGATATGTATAATACTTTATTTTATCAAATAAATGAAATGGGAGATACAAACTCCCACGAATATCTAGTAAAAACTAGTGGGGATTATATAGCTTTTGAAGAAAAAGATGAACTATTAGAAGCTTTACAAAAAGAAATAGCAACATTAAGAAAAGAACTTTTACAAACCCAACAAGAGTTAGCAAATGCCTTACTTCCTGAACCACAACCTCTTGAAGACCTACCAGAAATTGATGATATTGAAATTGAACCAATTGAACTTCCAATACAAAATATAGTAGATACTCCATCTCCATTAGCAGAAGAAACATATGATCAAGACCCAAATATTAAATATAAGTTCTTAACTTCGAATTTACAACATTTATTTGATAATAATTCATTATTAAATAATAATATCTCTAAACCAAAAAGAGATTTAAAACAAGCTAATAAAAAATTAGATGGAAATGGTAAATATGATCAGTGGAAAAAATGGATTAAAAGAAAATCTTCATTAAAAGATGAAAAAGATTTAATTACTGTGTTAGACAAAACACTAACCAATCTTCAAGGTGGGGGTGATGGATTTTTATAACAAAGGTTAAATGGCAAATGTAAGTAAAATATCACCTACTAATTTTGAGTTACAATATTATGAATCTCAAGATGAGAATTTAATTTCCCAATTTGATGTTGATACTAGTTTAATAAAATCTAGTTATATTGAATTTCATGTATATGGAAATAATGATTCTCTTTTTTCCTCAAATTATAACTATAAAAAATACTCTGTTAGAGATGATGGCCAATCTGCGGGTAATAATAATATAATATCTCAATTTGAAATATCTCCTGGGGATGATGTAACAAATGAAGGCTATGATCAGGGTGAATATGTAGCTTATTATAATTTTTTCACTAAACAAGTAGGGGATCCTAATACTAATCTTTTCATTTCCGAAATTTCAGCCGATAGGACGGAAATAAGGTTAAATAGTAACATTTTATCTAGTTTAGATATAATTGATCAAACAAATAATTTTATTAGTTTTAGAGAAAATAAAGACTATTTTGTAGATTTTTATTTAAATTTTGGTTCTAATGATTTAGTTATATCTAATAATATTAAATTAGATAATGCTAATACCAATAACCCAACAGTATTAGTTAAATTATACGAACCACTACCTTCTAATTTTACTTTAAAAGATCAACTTTGGATAGTTACAACTTTAAACGAACCTGAAGCCTTTAAAGTAAACTACCCACCAGAACCAGCTTTATTTAAAGATTTTGAATACCTAGCAGGACCTAATTTTAATATACCACTTAAAGGTCAGGTAAATAATTCATCTCAAAATCTATCAGAAAATGATATATTGTCAGGAGCTCCTACAAGTTCATTAAATCATTTAGAAAGTTTACTAAATGAAAATTCCATTAATATTAGTGTAGACTATACAGATTTTACAGATTTTATTAATTTCAGTTCAGCTAAAAAAAGACTAGAAAATTTTTATTATAAAGCAGGATTAATAGAACAATATTCATCTTCAATAGCTGAATTAAATAATACAACAGGTTCTTCAACATCTATAACAATACTAGAAGATAAAACTTCCAATATTATTAAAAATTTTGACGGGTTTGATAGATTTTTATATTATACAAGTGGATCTTCAAAAACCTACCCAAAAACAACATCTTCCCCTCCATATCTATTAGCTAAAACGGGGAGTGTAACAGCTTTAACTTGGTTAGGGAGCGATAATGAAAGTAGTGCTTATTATGGAGGTAGAATATTATCGGCTTCTGATTATGATAATGAAAATAAAGACCAACTTTTACAATCAATACCAGAATATTTAAGAGAAGATAGTTCAAATCAACCTTATGAATTTTTTATTGATATGGTTGCTCAACAATATGATAATGTTTGGTTATATACTAAAGATATTACCCAAAAATATAATGCTGATAATAGGTTGGATTACGGGGTATCTAAAGATTTAGTAGCAAATGCTATTAAAGATTTTGGGATTAAATTATATCAAAATAATTTCTCTAATCA